ACATTTACCTGTGTTATCAGATTTGACTTCACAATGTAAACACGTTACAGAACTCGGTGTAGGTTGGGCTCAAAGTACACGAGCATTTCTCCGGCACGATGTTGAATTACATAGTTACGAATTAATGCCACAACCCGGTATTGTCGAGTTCTTTGAGCAAGCAAAAGCCGCAGGACGAAATGTTTATTTGCATATTGATGATACTCGTAAAGTTGAAATTGCTCCTACAGAATTGTTGTTTGTGGATAGTTTACACATCTACGAACAAGTACAAAAAGAATTAGAATTACATGCCGACAAAGCAAGTAAGTATATTGTATTTCATGATACAACATCTTATGAAGTCAATGGTGAATTCGGTGGCCGTGGCATTTGGCCTGCTATTCAAGAATTCATTGATAGTCATCCTGAATGGGAAATGTTTGAACGCAGAACAAATAACAACGGATTAACAACCTTAAAGCGTGTTGCATGAGTATCTCCTTTTTCCATATTGCTTCGGTATATCCTAAAGCAACAGAAATAATGATTGAGAATGCCAGGAAACACCATCCTGATAGTTATTATTATTTGGCTGTTGATGGCGCAGACAAAAATTACCTAGACGTTGCGTTAAAGTATAACTGTGATTTGCACGTTTATACCGATGCAATAGGCGGACCTGTTTCTCCCCATGGATACAATTTAAAACAAACTTTAGAATTCTTGGAAAGATTTCATACTGCTTGTGAAAATTGTAACACAAATCATATTATTATGATGGAAGATGATGTTTTGGTTGTAAAACCAATAACTGTTAATCCTCTTTGGTATCACGTTGGCGCAGATACAAAAGTTGGCAATATATTACCAAACATTGTATTAGATTTAATTCAATCTCATTCTGGTTCAAGACCTGATCCTTTTCAATATGGCGCAGGTGGCGGAACTATTTTTAACAAGAATGTTTTTTTGGTGAATTATACTAGAAATATACAATGGTTCAAAAGACATTTTGAAAATATACAAGAATATTATCCTACGATTGGTTATATTGATTGTTTTATGAATGTATATTATTGGTTATGTGGTAAACAATATGCAGGTAACCCTCATCGTGCAGATACACATAATCATCGACCAGGATTTGATTATGAAACTTTTATAAGTAATCAACCAAGTGAAATTGAAATTATCAACAATTATAAGAAATACTATTATGAATGAACTTACTATTGTAACGGCCTTTTTTGATATTGGTCGTGGTGATTGGACCTCTGATAAAGGTTTGCCTTCTTATCTACAAAGAACAACCGATACTTATTTTGAACGTTTTAGTCATATGGCTAAACTTGATAATCATATCATTGTTTACACATCAAAAGAATTTGTTGATAAAATTAAAATGATCCGTGGTAAAAAACCAACAACAGTTCTCACAGTTGATTTTTCCAATTCTTTTGTTAAACTCCGTGAAGAAGTTAGTAGAGTACAAAAGAATCCAGAATATCAAGCAAAAATAAATCCCATACAAGTAAGAAATCCAGAATATTGGAATGCTGACTACGTTATTGTCAATGCTTTAAAATCATCCTTTGCAACACAAGCTATTCAAAGGGGTGTAGTTGAAACTGAAATGTTGGCTTGGTTGGACTTTGGCTATTGCCGTACAGAAGATACACTTAATGGCGTAACAACTTGGGAATATCCATTTGATAAAGAGAAGATTCATTTCTTTAATATTAAAGAATGGGTTGAAGGTACATACATTCAAAATGTAATTGTCAACAATGACGTACATATTACAGGACCAATGATTGTCGCCAGCAAAGAAAATTGGCCAATATTGGAACAATTAGTACACCATAATACTAGTGAATTATTGAAGAACGATTTAATTGATGATGACCAAACATTGTTATTAATGTCATATCTTCAGAAACGGGAATTGTTTGAATTGCATCCACTCAAAGACGATTGGTTTGCTGCTTTTAAGGAATATCATGAGAATAAAGATTGATTGTACTGCCAACCTTGGTGATTTCTGTAATGCTTTGCCAGTAATATCTGGCATTTCAAAATATGTAGAACAAAAAATTGATATTATTATTCGACCAGAAATGCGTAAGTTTAATGGTATAAAAGAATTCTTGATGTATCAGTCAATGTTTAACTCTGTTGAATTTGCCGATGATGTTTTCATTGCTGGCGATATTATGAATCTGAGTTCTTGGACTCGTATGGATCAAAACGATCCAAATCGACCAATTGAAACTTGTCGATATGAGAATTGGGTTAACGATAACTACAGAATGTTATTTGAAGTAGATGATGAATTTGAAGTACAAGTTGATCCAATGTCCGGTATTGCAATCGAAACTACAAATAAAACAATCATTGGTGACCGATGGAATCACGCAACAATCGACACTCGTAGAAACACCAATGTAGTTGAGCATGGTGCAAATCCAAATCCAGAAAAAGTGTTCTATTTGGATTATTCAAAACCTATCATGTATAATTTAAACCTCATTAAAAATAGTCCTAATCCTTTTGTTACTACATTTACCGGCATCGGCATCATTGCTGACCTAATGAATAAAGAAACTATTTGTTGCTGGGATGAAGATATGCGGACATGGGATGGTCATCCTGTCGAATACGACTTCATCCGCCATTATTATGGCAATCGTAAATCAAAACTTGTTTATGTGAAAGATTTAGTAATATGATTATTAATATTCGTAAAGGTGTATTCGGTGATTGCATTCGTGGTGGTGATTTAATTGCTGTTGGAAATGTAGTAGAGCATTTAAGAAAAGTTAATAATAATCCTGATATTCGGTTTTGGATTGATCCTAAGGCAACTAGTTCTGATAGATATGTTCAAGATTTTCATTCTTTTTTAATTTGTGCAACAGATTATTTTTCTACACATGAAGGCCGAGAAGAACTGCCTTGGCGTAAAGTTAATCTTTGGGACTACCGTGATATCTCTGGTGATTTGGTTAAGATACCAAACACTAAAGAAATGAAAAAGAAAATCGTAATCTTTCCTTTGACAGATGCTCCATACAACCAATGGCGTAATTGGCCACCACATTTATTACCAGAATTAATTAAAAAATACAATACCGAAGAATATAAAGATTATGTTAAAATAATCTGTTCTAAAAATTCGGCATATTATGGTGAAGAATGGACCTGTAGTACCGATATTATAGATAATCTAAACCATATCATGGATGCCGAAATCTTTATTGGTGGTGACACAGGAACAACACATTTTGCATTTGCGCTTGACAGAGCACCTAAAGACCTGTTATACTATGGATCCAGTCGAGCATTGGTACATACATTACCATTTTACCTGTTACAAGGTAAAGGTAGAGTTACAAATTATTGGTTAGATTTTGAGAGAACAATATGGCAATAAATGATACTGCGGCAATTGTTACCGCTTTTTTTGGTTCAGATAACAATTTTCTTTATAAACAAAATATGGCTAGAACGCTATGCAGGAATATAAAAAATTCTGGTGTGTTCACTTGTTTAGCTTCACATTCTACTATTGATGAACAAACACAAAAGTACACCAATATTTCGTTATATGATGCTGACAATAGCTTTCAGATTAATGGTCAACCAACCGTAACACATAACCATGGTGTAGCAGAATTAACATCGATGCACAATGCAGTAAATTCTCTTAAACGATTTGGTTTCAAGTATATTTTAAAATTTCCTTTCGATATCAATCCTGATTTGAATTACCCACAATTAATAGAAGATTGCAAAGCAACAGGTAAACATTTGGTATCAGGTAGATGGGACAATGATATCACTATTGGTACCTTTGCTTTCTTTGCTAATATTGATTTCTTTTTAGAAACCTTTTCATTAAATGAAGTATATCGTTGTGATAAAGATTTAGAATATGCTTGGTTTGATTCTGTAAAAGAAAAAGGACTAATGGAACATGTACATTTCTGTAGTGGCTATAATAATTTTTTAGGCAACAATATGACTCAATTCTCAGAAGGTGCTGGCACAAAAGTATTGGAATATCCATTTGTATGAAAACATTTAGTATAACTTGTATCGATGCTCTTACATATACACCAACAATTAAAGCTTTGAAGAAAACATTGGAAACTTTAAAAGGTTTGGTAGATGTTAAAACTGTTTATTGGTTTAGTGATATAGACTTTCCCGATACTGTAGATTGTAATGTTGTTTGGGTAAAGATTAATAGATTTAAAAAATTTACTGATGAACTCAATTACATCACACTTAAATTAGTACCACATCTTTCAAGAGAAGATTATAATTTAATGGTACAAGGTGATGGCTTTGCAGTTAATCGTGAGGCATGGGATCCACAATTTTTAGAATATGACTATATTGGCGCTCGTTGGCAAGATGGTAGAGTTGGCAACGGAGGTTTTAGTTTACGAAGCAAGAAATTACTTGATGCCTTTTTAGATGTAGAAATCAAATATCAAACCTCTCAGTTTTCTGAAAATGTTATTAATGATGTTCAAAATTATGTGTTTGATTATTGTGGTGATAAAGTTATTCCCGAAGATAATATTATCTGTAAGGTATACCGACCAATACTGGAACAACAATATGGTATTCGTTATGCAGATGGTGATCTGGCGGATAAGTTTAGTATTGAATACAATATGAGTTCTCCATGGCTAGGTAAGAGTTTAGGATTTCATGGAAAACATGGAATTGCTAGTCATTATGGAATTACATTAGATTAAATCCAATAATTTGACGAGTATATATCTAACCCAACCTTTTGAAGGTTTGGTCACATAGTTTTAAAAGTTGTATAAATAAGTGAATCGGCAACCAAAGTGTGTTGCAAATCTAGAAGGAAATTAATGTATTCGTTTTTAACATTCTTAAAAGAAGAAGTTGAACAAGGCGCAGAAGGTGCTAAACTTAAGCATATACACCATGCTGAGGATAGGCCATTATTTCATGGCGCAAAAGGATTCCAACATGCGGTGGCTGCGTTAAAACAAGCTCATCTCCACATCAAATCCGGTGGTAATAGTTCAGCGTTAACCATGAAATATGACGGTTCTCCATCAATAGTATTTGGCCGTCATCCAGAAAATGGTAAGTTTTTTGTGGCATCGAAATCTGCTTTTAACGTTAAACCAAAGATAAACTACACTCACGCCGATATTGAGAAGAACCATGGACACGCACCAGGACTCACCGAAAAACTTCACGCAGCACTAGATCATCTTAAAAAGGTAGCACCCAAAACCGGTGTATACCAAGGAGATATCATGCACTCAGGTACGGATGTGGAACAAAAGAAAGGTGGTAAAGTATCATTTACCCCAAATACCATTACCTATACCGCCAGCGGAGAAGAAGCTGACAAAGTTAGGAAATCCAAAATTGGTATTGTAACACATACACAATATCATGGTAAAGATATATCTTCTATGAGTGCAGATCCACATCCAGATTTGCATAATTTTGGTACACATCCTGATGTTTGGCAAAAATCTCCAAACTTAGATACAAAAAATGTTCATTATTCTGAACAAGAACAAGAAAAATTCAATAAACATTTAGACGCTGCTGATAAAATTCACCGAGCACATAAAAATAAAATGTATGCAGCTGTTGCTCCACACGCTGGTGAAGCTGGCCATTTAGCAACATACATAAACCATACAGTAAGAACAGACGAAACTCCTTCTGCTGAAGGATTTAAAAAACATATACAAAATGTATATGAAAAAGAATATGCTTCTAAAATGAAAAAGCTAAAGACTCCGGCAGCACAGTCTAGAGCAAAAACAACAAGAGATAAAAGCATTAGAACTCATTTAGATCATGTTGAAAAACATAAAGAATCGTATGAAGCCATATTAAAAATGCACCATCATTTACAGCAAGCAAAAAATACCTTAGTTAACACACTAGAACAACATAGTGGTGGTTTGGAACATCACATAGATAATAAACCAACTGGTCCAGAAGGATTTGTAGTTAATCATGCTGGAGAACCAACAAAATTAGTTAACCGTAAAGAATTTGCAAAAGCCAATCTATTAAAGGTAAGAAAATGACAATACAATTACAAATATATCTCGAAAGAGCTGGTTTAATTGAAGAAAGTAAAAAAACAGAAGAGCAAAAGCTTAAAGATTTTCTTCGTTGGTTAAACACACATGAGGAAGACAATGAAGATGAAGAGCATCCTGATGATATTCCTTGGGACAATGAAGAAGAACTCAACGAAGCCGAAAAAAAAGAAAAACAATATACCTCTAATGATAAAGGTGTTTTACACGAATTATTAGTCGGCCACCATTTACTTGGTGGAAAACATATGTCAAAACATGCTGACAAAGACGGTGATAGTCCGAAACAAGCGCATGACAAAATTAAAGCTGCTCTATACAAAAAACACGGCAATCATGATGAATATAAAAGATTGAATGAGAAAGCTAAGAGTGCGGCTGAACATATTAAAAAACATGCAGAAAAAAATGGATATAAAATTCATGATGTTCATTGGACTTCAAAACCAGGAGATATACATCGGTCAACTGGTATACACTCTACACAAAAAGAAGATTCTTCTGACATCATGATTCACACACATAAGGGCGCAAAAAATAAACATGTTGGAGTAAGTTTAAAAGTTACCGATGGTAAAAACAAACACATTACTGCATCTAACCCTGGCATGGAAGCAACGCATGGTGCCCACCATATTGTTGAAAAAACTAGAGAAGAAATCTTAAAGGCACATCCTAAACTCGTTGGTGTTAAAAATAAAGAAAAAAGAAAAGAAATGATGTCTAGTGATCCAAAAATGAAAGAAGATATCGTTAAAAGAAATCATGCGGCTACTGTAAAAGTGGCTAAACATTTACATGATTATTTGTCTAAAGGATCAAAAGAAGATTTAGTTCATCATATTAAAACTCATGTTTTGCAATGCAATAAAACTCCTTTGCAACACAACGGACACGAACACATAAGACACACTACTTATCAATCCAGTAATAAAACCGGAAATAAAACTCTACATGAAGCAATAAATCCTAGTGAACATTGGCATCATATTCTTAGTGATCATAAAAATATTACCGTTCACCATTCTGGTGCTTATGTTCATTTTCACCACAATGGCAAAAAGTTTGCTTCACATAGAATTCGTGTATCATCGAGCAGTGACCCAATGACAAGTTTCAAGGGCGATGGAAAGGCTCACGGAGATTGATGAAAACATTTTTACAGCTAATAGAGGAAAAAGAAGCTACACATAATCCTGTGGTGGTGGCTTTTGGTCGCATGAATCCTCCCACTACTGGACATTTAAAGTTAATTGACAAACTTCGTGCTGAAGCAGAAAAGCGTCAGGCTAAACACGTTGTCATAACTTCACATTCTCAAGATAGTAAAAAGAACCCATTATCTCCAGCACAAAAATTAAAACATCTCCGTAGATACTCTCCGGGTACACATTTTGAATCTTCTTCAAAAGACAGACCAACTATTCTTCACCATTTAGCTCGACTACACGCAGCAGGACATGACCATGTAGTCTATGTTGCAGGTTCAGATCGAGTTAAAGAGATGCACGAGTTATTAAACCGATATAACGGGGTACACGGCCGCCACGGATATTACAATTTTAAAAAGATTAATGTCGTTTCTGCCGGACATCGTGATCCTGACGCTGAAGGTGAAGAAGGTATGTCTGGTACCAAAATGAGAGAACATGCAAAACACAATAACTTTCATTCCTTTAGACCTGGTGTTCCATCTCACGTTCCAGACAACCATGCAAGAGAACTGATGCATGATGTTCGTAAAGGTATGGGATTGAATGAACAAAGAGACCGTGGCCAATTTAAAGCCATTTTTGTTACCGGCGGACCTGGTTCTGGTAAAGATGTAATCATCCGTGAAGCTATTGCTGAATCCAAAGCGGTTGAAATTAACTCCGTACAGGCTTTTGATTATCTTGCGGATAAACAAAGATTATCTGAAAAATCTGGTGATTTCCGTAGAGAATCTATCCGTAATCGTGGTCCTTTGATTATTAATGGTCCAGCAGATGATAAAGACCGCATTTTATACATCAAGGAAGAACTAGAAGATTTAGGTTACTCCACTTTGATGATTTTTGTTGAAGCTTCTAATGAATCCAGCCAAGAAAGAAATACTAAGTTGTCGAGAATGATGGTCGAATCCATACGTCAGGATAAATGGTTAAAGTCTAAAGAAAACTTCAAATTATATAATCAACTATTTGATTCCTTCATTAGTTTTGATAACGATAAATCGATTGAATATATAGAGGAAGATATAACAAATGCTTACCATAATATCAATGCTTTTATTGACAGTAAAAAAGAAAATGAAGTCGCTTTTGACTGGTTAGAAAAGCATAATAGGTTAAATAAAGGTAATATCTTCAAGGAAGAAAAAAATGTTCAAAAAATTAATAGATTTCTTAAAATTAAAACCGGTAGCCCCAAAGCAGACGGTCCAGCCTCCATTCCCGCTGATAACCGAGCAGGAGACAAAAACTCCGATAACGTCAAGTGGGACGCCAACAAACGAACAAGAACCTACACCTTTGGTCAAAACACCGGAGTCTACGCCGAAGAAACGAAGCCCACGATCACAAAAAGGTCAGAACCGAAAGAGCCCAGCTTCCGCCAAGACAAAGAAAAAACAAAGTTAAAGAAGTATGGAGATAAAACAGTAAGTCCAGCTCGTGTTGGTCGACCAGATGGAATTGGCCAGGAATACGATACACGAGCAGGTGGCCAAGGTGCTGCAGCAGGCGCCGGACTTGGCAATCAGACATATAGCGAAACAATAGAATTCAGTAATGCAAGTCAAAATGGTACAGCAATGCTTGGAGCTAAATTAGAACCAAATCCGTTGTCTGAGAAAAAACCGTTTAAAAAGTTTAGAACGAATATTAAAGAATATAGTGGATTTCAAAATGATACCGAATCTGGACTCGGTGGAGTATTAGGTGGCGCAAGCAATAAAGAAGGTATGGATTCATACAAAGATACATCAAGAAACATACAAAACGATTATGGTATTAAAATAAAAAAGAAAAAGAAACAGGAGAAATAAAAATGTTTGGTCCGAAAAAAATATCTCAATCTTTGATTGATGCAGTTCTAAAGATAACCGAAGAAAAACCTGAAGTTACTCGTGCACCGCAGTTATTAGACGAGGCAGATAAAGTTCCTACACCAACAGGAATGAAAGTGTATGGCAGCCGTTATGGAAATTCTGCCAAAGCTCGTAGAGACCAAACTAAGGCAGCTGTTGACACACTAAAAGGTCCTAAGGACAAAGAATTAATAAAAGATGATGAAATAGATGAAACTGGTTTTCACGCAGCTGCTCACGGTGCCAAGAAAGCAGGTCAATCTCATTTTGAGTTCCAGGGTAAAAAATATCCTGTTACAGCAAAATCTCATGCTGAAGCGATTGAAGAAGATGGTGATTGTGTGACCAAACCACAAGCAAAAGATATTGCCAAGAAAGAAGTTGGCAAACACGAAAAAGGTATGCATGGTAAATCAGGTGAAGTTGCCAAGCACGAAAAGAAAATGCACAAAGAAGATATTGGACTAGATGAAGCCTCAACATATAAATTGGGTCGTGCGGATGCTGAAACTAAAGAATTTCCAATTAAACAGAATGGTGAACATGTTGGTAGATTAGAGTTTCACGTTTCAGCTGGCAAATTACACCACCGTGCAGGTAATGCTAAAGGTGTATCATATGATAAGTGGCACGGAAATCCAGATACAGAATCTCTTATTAATACTCATGTTGCAAAGCACGAAGCAGAAGCACGAAAACACTTTGCTAAAAAACTTAAAGAAGGTATGTCTTTTAAAGAACGTTTACTTGAGCGTGAAATGACTTCTGCTGAATCTCGTAAAAAAGAAAAGATTGTTATGTCGATGAAGGACAAACAAGAATATTTCAAGAAGAAGTATGGTAAAAAGTGGAAAGAAGTAATGTATGCTACTGCTACTAAGCAAGCCATGAAAGAGGATATTGTTTCTGAAGAAGTTCTTGATTTGCCTATCGATCCTCTTACTGGTGAATTTGTGAATGATAGAGAATTGATATCATCAAGCTACAATGAGAAATTAAAAAATGGCCAAATGGTTATGATTGAAGAAGGTGTTGAAGAATTGGATGAATTTACTGCAAGACAACTTCCTGGTTATCGTGAAAAGAAAGCCAAACTTATGGCAGCTGCCGCTAGCAAATTGCCAACAAAAGAAGAAGTTAAGAAATCTGATGTTCCAGCTTTCTTACGCAAGATTCGTGGTGACAAACCATTGACAATGAAAGATGTTAAATCTGGTGACAAAGATTCTATTTCACACAAAGATAACCTTGCTAAGGCAAAGAATGAAGAAGTTGAATCTTTGGATGAAGATAATCTCGATTCTATTGCTAAAAAACATGGCATGGAATTTAACAGAACCACTTACGGTGCAGGAATGAAACATCCAAAACATGGTGAAATTTCTATTAGTCGTTATGGTGAATGGCATCATTATCCTGCTGGATCAAATCGTTCTAAAGCTCACGGAGATAGCACAGATAAATTTTCCAGCTTAGACAAACACCTTTCTTCATTAAAAGAAGATGTTGAAGTTATTAATAATAAAAACGGACACAAAACCACAACAGATATGTTATCTGGTCGCCATGAAGGTGGTAAATTAAATTCGTTTAAAAACTTTAAAGTAAACTTGGTCGTTAGTGGTGAAGAAGAAATTCCTACAGAAGTTGATAAAGGTGAAGATACTAAAGAAAAACAAAAGATTACTACTAATCCTGGTCCAGTAGATATTAAGTTTGATGATAAGTTGGTAACTCCTCCACACAAATATTTTTCTAGTCAAAGTGCTGTTACGAGTGAAGAAGTTCGTGGCGAATTAAAAAAAATTCGTACAAAAGAGAAAGCTATACACAATAAAGAAGTGAGTAAATTTGCTTCACATAAGGCAACAAAAACAACCCAAACTGAAGAAGAAGTTCAAGAAGCTAAAGATCCACATATGGATGCTGGTGTTGGTGCTCAACCAGATTTTGCCACAGAAAAAGTTATTGCTGGTACTGAGGGCTGGAAGAAAGTTACTAAGAATGTAACCGACAAATCTGGTGCAGTTCATACTCCACATTCCCGTGCTAAAGATTTGGCTCGTCAAGCATTTAAAAAAGTTAAAAGTGAAATGTTAGGTAAAGCACCAGGAAATAACTAATATGACAAAGTTATCACAAAAACTAAAAAGTATTATCAAGAAACCTGCTGACAAAGAAACTTTTGGAACTAATCCGAAGGATCCTTGGTCAGCAAAAGCAGGCATTAACGAAGGCTCTCTTGAAACTTACTTGAAATCAAAGGGTATTAATCCTGAATATGTTAGTAAGGATCAGAAAATTGCTTACGCCAAATCAATGACGTATATTAAATGGAAGGCCGAGCACCAATTTGAAGAAGTTATTCCTGAATCCATGACAACCGAACCGAGTTTGACACAAAAGAAAAAATCTTCACACCAATCCTCTTTATCTGCTCATAAAGAGATTAAAACTCCTCGTGGTCCAGGAAGTCATAATGAAGGTAAAGGTTCACAGATGACAGCTTTGACACCAGAATCCGTATCAACGGAAATTCACGGTGAAGCAAAAAAACCAAAGCCAAGCGCTTTAGATAAGTTCCGTAAAGCTTCTGCTGAACGTGAAAAGAAACATTCTGATATTGAAAAGAAATCTGGCGGTATGACCTCTGCTATTGACCGTTTACAGAAACACATGAATAAAGAAGAAATTGAACCAATTGATGAAGTTTCTAAAGATTATTCTTTTCATCGTGCAAAAGAAAGACATCACGAAAAAGAAGGTGATAAATTAATGGCCAAGGCAAAAAGCTTTGGTGCTTATGCTCATCCAACTGGTATTTCTGCTCGCAAACAAGCGGAAAAACATTATGCTAAAGCTGATGATCACCGTGCGGCTTGGAAAGAATTGGGTTCAAAACCATTAGGTGAAGAAGATATATCCGAATTGGATGAAGCTAATATTACTCACGCTGCTCATTTTGATGATCCTAAAACAGGTAAATGGGCAAGTATGGCTTTATTGACTGCCAAGAATGACCAAGATGCAGTTGCACAAGCTCATGATTTGTTGAGAACTGATGCTTATCGTAATTTCAAATTGTCTGCTGTTGAAAAACACGAACCAATTAAGAACATTAAGATGAAAGAAGAAGTTAGTCAATCTAAAGTAACTAAGTTTCATACAAAATTGGATAAACTGGTTCATTCCACTTTTGGAAAAAGAAAAAACGAAGATGTTGGTGATCCAAAGGCTGCTGTAAATGCCGATGGTCAACCAAATCCACAACTTGAACCAGTATCCGAAAAGAAAAAACAAATGTCTAAATCTGCTCGTATGATTAAGGCATTATACAAGAAAAAAGGTGTGGTCAAAGAAGATACCTACGACCACGAAAAAGAAGATAAATCAGTTGCAACTTATGGTAAGAAACCAAAAGAAGAAAAAGCGGACAAAGATGATAGTAAAGGTGAAAACAAACCCCAAGCAGCTTTGACATTGACGGGTGGTAAAACTTTAACTGGTACCGAAAGGGATACAGTAGAAATTGATCCGATGATGAGAAATCGTCCAGGTCAACCTGATGTAACTAAAAAGGATGACAAGAAAAAAGACGATAAAAAAGAAGATAAGAAGAAAGATAAATAACACTATAACCAAGGCTATTCAAGGAGAAAAAGATGCCAACATGGGGAAATACAGACGCAGCAAATAGCATTCCACTATTTGCACAATTTAGAGAAGCAGCGCCTTTTCTATATTTTATAACAGCTAATAACACGGTTGCAGGAAATACCATTACATTAACATCAAATACTGGTTTTTCAACAATTGCAAACGGATCGTATGTTTACGCAATTGAAGCTAACACAGGTGTGACCGCTAACGTTTCACGTTTAGCTAAAGATTTGTCATATGTTGATCAAAATGATATTGATTTTTATCGTTCAAATAACGTAATTACAAATGCTAACAGTAGCCCTGGTTATTCATATATTCAATTAAATAATAACCTTGCTGGCAATCTACAAGGCGGTTCACAAATTTGGATTGCAACTCCAGTAACACATGATGCTACCAAATATGAGAACGTTAATGATGTAATTTTGGTAACCGCAGGTCGTTTGGCTAATACAAAAGGAACTAATGGTGTAGCTGGTTCTGATACATCAAATACTGTTCTCGGAAGCATGAATACTGGTTGGAATCGCATTACTCGTAAGATTAATAATGATGGCACAGTTCGTTTCTTAAAAGAAACTTTAGTTGCTCTTGCTAGTCCAGTTGCTTCTAACGCATCATCTGCTAACACATCATCAAACGCTATTTTTGGTGGACTGTAATATTATAATATAAAGGTTTTTGATTATGAAAGTGTTGTTTCATACAAACACATTGAATTATCGTGGCACCACAGTAGCAGTTTTAGATTATGCTCGTTACAACCAAGAAGTTTTAGGAAATGAAAGCGTTGTTTCTTATTGGGCTGATGGTCCAGTAGGAAACGATGCTGGTAACGAAGCACCAATGATAGAAAAGTTCAAAAGAGAATTTGAATTAAGACCAGGAAATGGTGGAGATTTAAATTCTCTTTGTTCTGGTGTGGATGTAGCTTATTTTATACGGTCAGGAGAAGTAGATGCTCTTCCTAATGTTAAAACAGCAATCCATGCTGTATTTGGTCACAGAACACCACACGGAGATTCATATGCTTATATCTCCGAATGGTTGGCAGAACATAGGTGTAAAGATTTAAATCTTCCTTATGTTCCACACATAGTTAATTTACCCAAGCCTAATGCAGACTTTAGGCAACGATTGGGAATTAGTAAAGATAAAATTGTAGTTGGTAGATTAGGTGGCCACACCACTTTTGACATTGGTTGGGTACATTCTGCTGTGCGTAGAGTATTAGAATCCGATTCGAGATTTGTATTTGTATTTTTAAATACGGCAAGATTTATGAACCACCCTAATATCATCTATTTGGACCCCATCCACGATGCGCAGGAGAAGTCAAACTATATTGAAATGTGTGATACCTTTTTACATGCCAGATCAATTGGAGAAAGCTTTGGTTTATCTGTATGTGAACCATTATTCCACAACAAACCGACATTCGCTTTTAATGGTGGAGATGATAAACACCATATGATGATATTAGATGGAACAGGTCTACTATATAATGATGAGAACGACCTGGTTGCAAAATTATTAAATTTAAAATCTTTTGATAAGGACTATCATTCATTAGTTGCCAAATTTAATCCTACCACGGTCATGGGTAAGTTTAAAGAAGTGTTTTTAACATAAATAGGTTAATGAATGTTTGATGACTTGAATGATGACAATTTCATGATATATGCAATGAAGTGTTATAACGCACCCAATTGTATTATGTCGGAATTTGAGAATGATATTAAAAGAACAAAATATCTAAAACGATTATTTCGTAGATATAAGGTCACAAAAAGTTTAAAAGAACGATTGATATTAAACCATATTATTTTATTGAATAACGTTTTTGGCCACGAAGCCGTAGCAAGAATTTTATTCTATAGAATTGATGAACGTGATTATGACGTTTTAAAAACATTTTTGATGTATTTAAATATTATGCCAGATGCAATTTACGGGATCAGAGGTAAAACAATACACACCGCTGATATTCCTTTAGATCAGAATATTGTAGAAATATTGGTAAAGATATGAAAACTTTTAAACAGTTTATAAACGAAAAAGGTAGATGTTGGACTGGTTATAAACCAGTACCGGGAAAAACTCCTTATTCAGCTGGTAGTTGTAGAAAAGAAGGTCATGTAGAAGAACTAGAGGATGGTTTACACCAATTAGATAGTCATAGTTACGAATCGATTGATAAATTGATGCAAGGCATTGCAAAAAAACACAATATAACAGGTAAAGATTTACATAATGATTTTAAATCTAAACATGGAAAAACTCCAGACGATTATATTAATGAAGATTTAAGACAATGGTTTAAGCAAAAATGGGTTCGCATGGACACCAAGGGTAATATCAAAGGTGGATGTGCTAGAAAACCTGGCGAAGGTAAACCAAAGTGCTTACCACAATCAAAAGCACATTCGTTAGGTAAAGAGGGTAGAGCAAAAGCAGCACAAAGAAAACGCCGTGAGGATCCAAATCCAGAACGCCGTGGTAAAGCAATTAATGTTAGGACAAAATAAATGAAAACATTTAATCAATTTATTAACGAAGAAGTTGAAAATTTAGAAGAAAAAAATAAGCCAACAAGTCCAGAAAAATGGGCTCGTGCTAAATCGGCTGCCAAATCTAAATTTGCTGTTTATCCTTCTGCTTATGCAAATGCTTGGGCATCTAAGAAATACAAATCAATGGGTGGTGGTTGGAGAAGCACTTCAGAAGAAGTTGAACAAGTTGATGAACTCTCAAAAGACACTTTGAAGTCTTACGCTGATCAAGCGTTAAAAATTAAAAATATAGACAATAAAAAAGGTGAAAATAGAGTAGACCAAAGGCATAAAGGAATGCGCCGTGCAATGAACCGACTTTATCCTATGCCAACACAAAAAGAAGAAGTTGAACCAGAAGAACTGTTTGACATCATCGAAGAAGTTGTTATGGACATGGCCGAAGAATGGAACGTTGACGAAGAAACCATTTGGGAAAATCTTGAAGATGTGACAGACGAAGAATTATACGAGTCTGCCGCATGGCGCCGTAAAGAAGGTAAGAATCCTACTGGTGGTTTAAATGCCAAAGGCATCGCATCTTATCGCAGAGAAAATCCAGGTTCTAAATTAAAGAAAGCAGTTACAGGTAAAGTAAAACCTGGATCTAAAGCAGCAAAACGCAGAAAATCTTTTTGTGCCCGTATGGGTGGTATGAAAGGTGCAATGAAGAAACCAAATGGTGAACCAACAAGAAAAGCATTAGCACTACGCAAGTGGAAATGCAGATGAAAAAATTTAAGCAGTACATTGATGAAATGGGAGCGGGTGCGGCCGGAGGTGGTGCAGGTCCAACAAATACTGCTGGTGGAGGACAAGTTGCTGGTATTGGTGTTGGTCCTCAAGGTGAACCAGGTGTTTATCTAAGAAAATACAAAAAGAAAGTTGCTGATCCAAGAATGCCAATGGGTATTGGTAAACGAAAGGACTTTTAATTGTCAGCATTTAATGATATTGTAAATTTAGTAAAAGAAAAGTTTGATGTGTATGTTGAACAAGAAGTATCATCAAATGTTATGTTTATTAAAGTTTCCGGTCTGGACAATTATAGTTTGGCAAGATATATTTTAGAAAATTATAATCAATTAAAAGTAACAGTTAAAGAAAGAGAAGGGTACAAGTTCTCGGATTCAGATTGGATTAAAATTGAATTATCCAATAAGAATGAACTTATATTAACATAATGTGGTTTTTAAATTTTATACCTGACGCTTTATTACATTGGTTTGTTCACGGTGTTGTTGCACTTGGACTAATAATGTATGTTATTGGATATCTTAGAAATTTCCCTATTGTTGGACCTTACGCTGGCATATCAAGACAATTAGGAACATTAGTATTACTTTTTGGTATTTTCTTTGAAGGTGGTTACGGTGTTGAAATGATGTACCGTGCTAAGATTGCTGATTTACAAGCACAGATTAAAGTTGCTGAACAACAATCAAAAGATGCCAACACAAAGATTGAACAAAAAGTAAATGAAAAAGTTAAGTTGATTAAGGATAATGTAAATGCGAACAGTAAAGCAATTGAAGCGAATCGCACTAGTATCAATGCTGAGTGTAAACTTTCTGATGTTGCCTGGTTGTGGTACAACCGTGCCAGTCAAAATGAGTTGGCCGGAGGTTCCGTCAAATCTAATGGAACCAGCAAGTAGTTTAGATTCGTTGCCCGAAAATAAGAAAACGCTCACCGATTTAATTGAAAATGCTAATGAAAATTTTGGCAAGTATTATCAGTTAAAAGAAAAATATGATGCTTGGCAAGAATGGTATAATACACAAAAACAAATTTATCAAAGTGTAAAATGAAAAAACTAATTATTTGTTCGTATATCGTATTACTTTCGGGTTGTTCTTTGTGGATGGCGAGCTACGATAGTAACGAATATATGCTAGTAAACAAAGTTCGTACACAAGCACAAATTGGAAGTTGTGATAAATCTGATGTTAATATTCTATACACAGATGCAACCCAATTAAAGAATTTTGCACAGTATATTCCAAGAAACCAAGCAACAATTGACTTGACCAGTAAACTTTATACTTTGGTGGATGAATTACGCAAAAGAGAAAACCCTAGTCCTGCTTATTGTAAGAATAAACTAAATATCATATCAATTTCAGCAGAAGAAATTCAACGTGTCGTTGGGAGTAAACCAAGATGAGCGCATTAATAAATTTAGCACAACAAGCCGAAGATTTGCATAAACAATATGCGGCAGGACAATTAACTCCTTCTGAATTTAAAGAATTGTGTGAAGATTTAAAAGTTGTTGAACAAATTGCCGATGATGCGGCCGACTTTGAAAGAGACCAACAATACCGTGCCTTTATTTTAGGTGTTATTCAAGTGGCTTCTCTCATATATTAATAGGTGAATCATGGAATTAACACTAGAACAATTAAAGAAACTATTACCAAAAAATCCATATGTGGACCATTGGTATAGGGTATTAGCACAATTACTGCCTGATTATGAAATTAATACACCACAACGAATTGCTTCTTTCTTAGCACAATGCGCTCATGAATCTGGTGAGTTTACTGCTTTAAAAGAGAATTTAAATTATCGGGCCCCAACACTACGCAAAGTATTTCCAAAATATTTTCCAACAGATGAGATTGCTAACGAATATGCCAACAAACCCAATAAACAAGAAGCAATAGCAAATCGTGTTTATGCCAATCGTATGGGTAATGGTGACGAGGCAAGTGGTGATGGATTCCGTTTCTGTGGTCGTGGATTAATTCAGTTGACCGGCAGAGAAAATTATTCTTGGTTTGCCGCTTCAGTTGGTATATCTGTTGAAGAAGCTTCAGAATACTTACAAACATTTGAAGGTGCTGCTCAATCTGCATGCTGGTTTTGGGAAAATAATAATCTAAATGCTTTTGCTGATGCTGGCGATTTTGTTACCATGACAAAACGTATCAATGGTGGCACCATCGGTTTAGATGACCGTATTGCACATTACAAACATGCATTACAGGTATTTGGAGTTCAATAATGAATGACAAAACTTTAGCCAAATATCTATTTGCATTATTATTGTTGCCTTTAGCTTTGGCTTTTTGTAGTGGTGATAGATATCGTTATCCTTGTCAAGACCCAGCAAATTGGGATAAAGATATTTGTAAGATGCCAATATGCGATGTGAATAGAACTTGTCCCGAACACATTTTTAAAGGTCAACGGGACCCAAGATTAGGACCACCAAAAGATGAACAAACTAAAACAACTACTCCGGTTACAACATCGAGTTTCGGAACCACTCAAGGAGCAAACTGTGGAAAATAATAATACATCAGTAATGTATACTGAAGAACAATTGATGGCTCGCCTGAAATTCTTTATCGGCATTTGTCTATCATTGACATTGTTTGGTATTGTGTTTGTCGTGTTATATTCTTTGATTTTTGTAACACAACCTCTTAACGCAATTAGCCCAATCGATCAAAAGTTTTTTGAGTTAATTATTCCTATTGCTACATTCTTAACTGGTACACTATCAGGTATTATGTTAGCAAGTGGCGATAAGGATGCACAAAAGATGGCACTACAGGCAGCAACAAGGCCAACAACAGTATCGCCTTCTCCAACTGGTCCTAGTTCTTTTGGTGCACCACCTAGTTTTAACTCACCAATGACACCTAGTTTTGGAAGTGCGCCATTGAGTGTGACTCCATCATTCACAGCACCACCAGCACCATTTACACCTGGTGTTGTAATGAGTTCTTCTGGTAAACCAATGCCAATTCAACCACCTCAACCGGAGTTATAATGAGTTGGTTATCTAGTATGTTGGCTGATGGTGTCAATGGTTCAGTAAGTAGTAAAAGAGTTATAACACTACTCGCTTTTTTGCTTTGTGCTATTGCATTTATGGTAGATTTATTTACCGAACATAAAACACGACCAGAATTGTTTAATTCGATGATGTATATTGTAATTGCAGGTTTAGGTTTTACTGCGTCCGAAAAATTTGTAAAAAAGGAAATATAAATGAAAAAGTCACTAATTTTAATTCTTGCAACAACTTTTAGTTTTTCTGTTTTTGCTGCAGGTGAAGTTCAAACAGCTTGTGTAAAAAATGAGAAAACTGGTAAAGAAGTTTGTAAAAAAATTAAGGTACACAAAAAACTAGAAGTTGAAAAGCCATCTGCACCAACAAAAAAATAAATGGCAGATAACGACTTAATCAATGATGTAGGAGTATTAAAAGGCCAAGTATCGGCTTTATCTCTTATTGCGTCTAAAATGGATGTCATCATTGATAAGTTGGTCGACCAACACGATAGACAAATAACAAAGATATATGACGATATGGAAAACCGAAGATTAGAAACGGAAGTTGACATTAGGGAAATCCATGATCGCATTGATACGGTATTGGAAAAAGTTCAAACTACCGAAAAAAGTATTTTAGATAAAATGGATGAATTGCGTACTTGTATTAATAACCATGGTACCAAAGAAAAAGAACAATTGGACAAATTATTACAATGGAAGTGGACAGTTGTGGGTGGTATACTAGTACTAACATGGTTGATTTCTCATGTAAATTTTGATACAATTGTAAAGAATTTCCATTAATATTATTTGACAATTTAAATTATGAGTGTTTTTATTGATAGAGCATTTTTGCTTCGGGTATCCCCTAAGCTTCCCCGTTTCTCACAGAAGAAGGAAGACCTTTATAACTTCCGCTGTCCCCTCTGTGGAGATTCCCAAAAGAATAAGACTAAAGCACGAGGTTTTGTCTATCGTAAGAAAGATGATTACTTCTATATGTGCCACAATTGTGGTGTATCGACCACATTCTATAACTTTTTAGATAAAGTTGATCCAACGCTAACCAAAGAATATGCACTCGAAAGATATAAACACGGAACGCAAAATGCTAACACACAAGCGCCTAAATTTGAACAAACGAAAACGGAAAGACCGATCTTTCGAAAAAAATTATCATTGGAATCGATTGACTTGTTACCAGAAGAGCATTTTGCTAAAACATATGTTCAGTCGAGAAAGATTCCCAAAAATATTCATTCGCAACTATACTTTGCGCCAGATTTCCGTAAATTCATTCAAGAATTTAATGTCGAGCAAGAAGGCCTTAAAGAAAATGACCAAAGGCTCGTTATTCCATTCTACGATACAGAGAAAAACCTCGTTGCGGTACAAGGCAGGTCTCTCGGTGAGTCCAAACTCAGGTATATTACGATCAAGCTTAACGATGACTCCTTAAAGGTCTATGGACTCGATAGGATCGACCAGGAGAAACAGATTTGTGTAGTGGAAGGTCCTATTGACAGTATGTTTTTAGACAATGCTGTAGCCACTGCGGATTCTAACTTGGAATCAATCATAAGTACATTAGACAAATCTAAAGTTACTCTGGTATTTGACAACGAACCAAGAAATAAAGAAATTGTAAAGAAAATAGAGCACGCCATTGACAATCATTTTAATGTGGTTATTTGGCCAGAATTTATTGAAGAAAAGGATATCAACGATATGATCCTGTCTGGTTTTTCACAGGATGAAATTCAAGATATTATAGATAAAAATACCTTTCTTAATTTGAGAGCAAAAATGGAATTCATTAAGTGGAAAAAGATATAATTGAGTGGGTAAAACAAATTTCGAAAAAGCGTAATGAACTTGGTGGATTTGCTATTTGTCCTTTTGCACAAAAGGCACTTAAAGATAAAAAAATATATTGGTCATTCATAGGTTATGAACCCATAGCTTACATAAGTAGGTATATGGAAATGATGAATGAAGATTATGAGATTGTTTTGTTTTATAATCTGAAGAAAAACTTAACCGATGAGGACTGCATTGAAGTAATCAATAAACTTAACAAAAAATTCCCCGATTTAATATTTTTAAAAGACCATCCTGATAATCCTGGATTCATCAATGGTATTAACACCAGTAATGGTGAATATCCGGTAATTATTTCTCAACCAAAAGGAAAACTAAAAGATGCTAGGCTTGCTTTAGAGAAAACAAAATATTATGATGTCTGGAGTGATGAATACAAAAAAGAAATACTGAGTTACGGCAACGAATAACAATAAGAAAGCGAAACAGCATGGAATACCTAGGTATTAATATAGATTTAGAAAGAGATAAACTGTTTGATGAATTAGGAATCAAACGATTAAAAGAAAGTTACATGAAGGAAGATGAAGAAAGTCCACAACACAGATTTGCATATGTCAGCAAAACGTTTGGTACCAATCCAGAACATGCCCAACGATTATATGATTATAGCTCTAAGCATTGGCTATCTTATAGCACTCCCATTCTTAGTTTTGGTCGTTCTAAGCGTGGCATGCCTATATCATGTTTTCTCAATTATATCGAAGATACTGCGGAGGGACTAGTTGATAACCTATCAGAAACTAACTGGCTCTCTATGCTTGGTGGCGGTGTTGGTATTGGTTTTGGTATTCGGTCTGCCGATGATAAGTCTACTGGCGTTATGCCACATCTTAAAATTTATGATGCGAGTTCTCTCGCTTATCGGCAAGGTCGTACTCGCCGTGGTTCTTACGCCGCTTATCTTAATATTTCTCATCCTGATATCACTGCGTTCTTAGAAATGCGTAAACCAACCGGCGATCCAAATGTTCGCTGTTTGAATTTACACCACGGTATCAATATCACCGATGATTTTATGAACATACTTGAAAAATGTATGTTAAATCCCGAAGAAGATGATTCTTGGGAATTAAAGGATCCACATTCGGGTGAAATTCGTGAAGTCGTATCTGCAAAACACCTTTGGCAGCAAATTTTAGAATTGCGTATGCACACAGGCGAACCATACATTCACTACATCGATACAAGCAATCGTGAATTACCACAATTTCTAAAAGATAAAGGTTTGAAAGTCCATCAATCAAATCTGTGTTCTGAAATTATTTTACCAACCAATGAACAGCGTACAGCGGTATGTTGTTTATCTTCTTTAAATTTGGAGAATTATGATGAATGGAAAGATAACAAACTCTTTCTTAAAGACGTTGCTGAAATGCTTGATAACGTGCTCAATTTCTTTATTGCTAATGCTCCTGATGCTATCTCTCGTGCTAGATACTCCGCTGAACGAGAGCGCTCTATTGGCATTGGTGCTCTCGGGTTTCATGCTTATCTACAGCGTAACGGAATTGCTTTTGAAGGAGTTATGGCCAAAGTTGCAAACAATCGTATATTCAAAACTATTCGGGAAGGATTAGACATTGCAAATTATGAATTGGGTAAAGAAAGAGGTGAAGCCCCTGATGCAGTTGGCACTGGTCGTAGGTTTAGTCATGTTATGGCTATTGCTCCCAATGCTTCTTCTTCCATTATCATGGGGAATACTTCTCCTTCTATTGAACCTTACCGTGCCAATGCTTATCGGCAGGATACTCTTTCAGGTTCTTTCTTAAATAAGAATCGTTGGTTAGATAAAATTTTAAAGGAAAAACTAACAGATGAACAAGCTTACGCTGATGCTTGGTCTAGCATTATTGCTAATGATGGTTCTTGTCAGCATCTTGATATACTCTCTGAAGCAGAACGTGATGTTTTCAAAACCTCAATGGAAATTGACCAAAGATGGGTTATTGACTTGGCTGCAGACCGTCAAGCATATATTGACCAAGCACAATCATTAAATCTATTCTTTAGACCAGATGCGCACATTAAATATATTCACGCAATTCATTTCATGGCATGGAAAAAAGGATTGAAAACTTTATATTATTGCCGTTCTGAAAAGATTGGTAAAGCGGATAAAGTTTCTAAAAAGATTGAACGCCAAGTCATTAAAGAATTGGACATGACACAAATAGCACAAGGCAATGATTGTATTGCCTGCGAAGGATAAAAATGATTAAAAAAACAGAAACACAACTAACATCCGAAAGGTCATATTTTAAACCATTCAATTATGCTTGGGCATATGACGCATGGTTAAAACACGAACAGTCACATTGGTTGCATACAGAAGTTCCTATGTTAGATGATGTTAAAGATTGGAAAAAGAAACTCACAATAGAAGAAAAACAATTTTTAACACATATCTTCCGTTTTTTCACACAAGGAGATATTGATGTGGCCGGCGGTTATGTCAAGAATTATCTTCCTTATTTTCCACAACCAGAAATTCGTATGATGCTCTTGGGATTTGCTGCACGAGAAGCGTTACACATTGCTGCTTATTCCCACCTTATTGAAACACTAGGCCTTCCAGACACAACTTATAATGAATTTATGGCTTATGCCGAAATGAAAGAAAAACATGACTACGTTATGGACATCTCTACTAAAAATACTACAAAAGAGAACACTGCAACTCATATTGCTGTATTCTCGGCATTTACCGAAGGTATGCAGTTGTTTAGCTCTTTTATTATGTTACTTAATTTTCCACGACATGGCAAAATGAAAGGCATGGGACAAATTGTTACTTGGTCAATTGTGGATGAAACACAACATACCGAAAACATGGTAAAATTGTTTAGGACATATATACAAGAAAACAATGAAATTTGGAATGATGAACTCAAAGGTAGGCTTTACACTATCGCTGAGAGAATGGTAGAACTAGAAGATAAATTTATTGACCTAGCATTTAAGATGGGCGCAATGGAAGATTTATCTGCCGAAGATGTTAAAAAGTATATTCGTTATATTGCAGACCGCCGTCTAATCTCATTGGGATTAAAAGGTGTGTTTAAAGTGAAAAGAAATCCTCTACCATGGGTAGAAGAAATGATCAACGCACCAACACACACAAACTTCTTTGAGAATAGAGCAACCGATTATGCAAAAGGTGCTTTATCCGGAGATTGGGGTGATGTGTGGGCAAAATAAAAGAGTGAATAGATGTCTATTCAAATATTTGATAATGTTTTAGATACAAATTATGCTAATACTTTGTTTAACGAATGTATAAATAAATTGCAAAGTGGTGATGAGCTTTGGAAAACAAATAATAGTTGGCCTGTTGGAATTATAAAAAGTAGTCATCCTGTATTGATAAGAATGATGGATCCCGCCAATACGGAAATTATTCTAAATTCTCTGTTGTCTAAAGGATTTATTCAAGACAAAAAATATGTTGTAATGAATTATCTTTGGACAAAATTAAGTTATATTCCTTGGCATGATGATTTACATGCAACGGAAGCTATGACATTATATCTTAATCCGCAATGGGAAAATGATTGGGGTGGATATTTTCTTTATGCTGATAAATCATCTGTACGGAATCATGTATATCAATTTCAAGGATTTATTCCTAAATTTAATACACTAGTAAAAAATAAAAATCACATACTACATTCAGTAACACAAGTATCATTAGATGTGCCATATCCTAGATGCACATTACAATTTTTTAGATAGGAATTATAATGACGCAAAAACAATTATCCGGAGATTGCTCTAGCTGTGAATCAACTTATAGCATAGCATTTATGGAAGAAATGGTTTCTCAAGAACTGCCAGAGCATTGCCCATTCTGTGGCGAACAAATCGAAGAATTATCGGAAGACTATATAGAGGAAGATGATAATTTGGATGATGGAGAATGGGAATAAATTGGCAATACAATGATAAAGATTTTACGGAAGATTTGATTGGTGATAATTACGGATTCGTTTACTTAATTACTAATAAAGCGAATAACAAAAAATACATAGGTAAGAAATTCTTTTATTCTACCAAAACCAAACAAATCAAAGGTAAAAAGAAAAAGTATAAAGCATCAAGTGATTGGCAAACTTACTATGGAAGTAGTGCCGAACTGACTAAAGATGTGTTACAATTAGGTCATGAACAATTCAAACGTGAAATTTTACATCTCTGCCAGTCCAAAGGCGAATGTGGTTATCTTGAAGCAAAAGAGCAATTCATCCGTGGCGTTATGGAAACGGAAGATTACTACAACAATTGGATTATGGTGCGAGTGAGAAAATCACACATCAAGGACTATAATGCTCGACTTTCTCAAGATTTACAAGGACCAAAAAATTGATTTCATGACCTTCTTTGAGGGTGATAAAGAAGATGAAATTAACATCATGGGTCAAGAATACGCAAATACGGGTGAACCTGTTGGTGCAAGTAGTTTGGGTGAAGCGTATCATATAATTCTGTTTAGAAGTCATGAAACGGAAGATAAGTATACCGATTTAGATTATTTCCAAGCAATTCTTTGCGACCCACTAGAATATATTTCCGGACTGATACCACAAGGCTGGTATGGAGTGGTTGCTCGAAAAACAACAACATCCGAACCCATTATCACCAAACTGCTTGCCAAATGTCGTGAAACAATGTAGAATGTAATTTTGGAAACTTTGAAAGTTTATTATGATTTTAATTGATTTGAACCAAGTATTACTTGCCGGACTTATGGCACAAATTGCTAATCAAAAAGGCAAACTAGATGAACACCTCATTCGTCATATGGTATTGAATATCATTCGCAATCACATTAAGAATTTTAAGGGTGAATATGGTGAAGTAGTATTGTGTTGCGATAATCGTAAATATTGGCGCAAGGAATATTTTCCATTCTATAAAGCAAATCGTAAGAAAACCCGTGATAAGTCCGATTTAGATTGGCATTTAATATTTGATATGCTCGCTAAATTCAAACAAGAACTCAAAGATAATTTCCCATATAAAGTAATTGATGTAGAGGGCGCCGAGGCTGATGACATTATTGGTACATTAGTGCCTAGACACTCGGCACACGAAAAGATTTTGATCCTATCAAGTGATGGAGATTTTCTTCAGTTACAACATTATAAAAATGTTAAACAATATAATCCGTCACAAAAGAAATATGTTAAGTCGGAAAATCCAATACTAGAGCTTAAGGAAAAGATTATCCGTGGAGATAAAGGTGATGGTATACCAAATATGTTCTCGCCTTCCGATTGTTTTGTCCGTGATTTACGTCAGAAACCAATTACACAAAAAACATTGGAAAAATATTTAACTGAAGATGTTAAAAACTTTTCACACGATGAAATTATTAATTTTGGTAGAAATCAGACGCTTATTGATTTGACTTTTATTCCAACAGAGATAAAAGAGAAGATTATAAATAGTTATGAAGAAACAAAGCCTGCTAAAGGCAAATTGCTCAATTATTTTATTGAGCATAAACTAAAGAACCTAATGGAAGTAATTGAGGAATTTTAATGAAAAACATTTATGAAGTATTTGATGAGTTTGAACAAGCATCAAATAAAAAAGAAAGAATGGATGTTATCCAAAGAAATTTATCAAAACCTTTAGTGAAGGTGCTAGAGTATACATTTCATCCGGGTTATCAATGGAAGGTTCAAGGAATTCCCGAGGACTATACATTAAAACCAATTCCACAAGGAATGTCCTACTGCCAATTGGGAACAGAGTTACGAAAGATTTATATGTTTCAAGAAGGACATCCTACGGCTGAATCTTTAACTAAAAGAAAACAAGAAGAATTATTAGTTCAATTACTTGAATCAATCGAGCCTCGTGAAGCTGAAGTTGTTATGGGTATTTTTCGAAAAAACCAAGGTGTAATGGGTTTAGATTATAAATTTGTAAAAGAAGCCTTTCCCGATCTTTTGCCTTAATGAATAAAAAAGAAAAGATAATAATAATAACTGGTGAATTTGATCCTCTTGATAAGAGAGAATTAGATTTCCTAAAAAAATGTAAGCGTAAGGGAGATTGGTTAGTTGTTGGTATACATTCGGATTGGTGGATGATGTATTCTCTTGGTGGGTTCATGCAAAGCTATCAAACTCGCAGAGAAATTATGGAGAATGTACAATTAGTTGATGAGATATTTACATTTGACGATTCTGATGGTACAGTATGTCAATTACTTAAACTTGTAAAAATTTGTTATCCAGATGCTGATATTACCTATGTATCGGAAATGGATATGCATAATATGCCAGAAACTAAAATTCGAGGCATTACTTTTGAAACTTTAAAATAGGAGAAAATAGGTGAGTAAGTTTGTAGGGAAGTTCCGTAAAAATAAGAATTACAATGATGATCATAATTACGATGCGAAGCGGCACCGTGATGAACATGGCGAAGTCAAGAAATTAATAAGTCAATCACTAGAAGAAGATTTGGAAAGTAGTGAGGATAAATGGGATGATGAAGCTTACCGAAATACCCATTATTATTAATTTGTTGTTTTCCAGCAACAAGGCTTGACAAAATAACAAAAGTATCATATAATGTAGTTTCCATCTTAGGAGATTATATTATGTTGATATACGGTTATATTCCAAAGTCTAAAAAACGTAAAGTTCCAAAATCCGCATTAGTACAAGCGGAAGAATGGAAAAAACAAATTATGGCAATATCGCCAAAAGTGAATTATTCCACTTCCAAGAAGATTTCCAAAGCTATACCTTTGCCAAGAATTCCAGCAGGCAGGGAAACTCCCCAATATCTTTCCTTAGACACAGGTTTAGGCGTAGCTACAAAACCAAATCCCAACATTTACACAGGCACAAAAGTCAAAGGCATTGCGACCATGCACAAATCCAATGCTGTTCCTGTATTTACTGATAATGAAGCGAAAGAAATCTCAAGTATGAGAAGATAATATATGATAAGCAAAGAAGATTGGCAGGAATATTCAGAATATCTGGACACTTTAACAGAAGAAGAATTTAAAATTGAGATAGAATGGTTAACTTCTATCGGCAAAGCGAAGCAAAGAGGCAGTTTTATAAGTTTTGATGAGAATTTTACTATACAATAGGTGAAAAAATGTTACATACAGTAGAAGAAGCACAAATTTTGCGTGGAATTGATGAAATTTTCTTCAATTTGCGTCATGTACCAGTCGATGATGTTGCTTATCATCTTGTAAAGTTCGATCCGAAGCTTGCCGACAAGTTAGCCGCTGCGATTGAGCAGAATTTTTTTGAAAAAGAGGCAAAAAATCATGTATGAAGAAGAATATAACTTGTGGATGAGCGCTAAAGCAGAAGATCCTGAAATTCCTGCGTGGAAAGCACTTGATATTGTTACAAGAAAATGGGCAGTAATGTCTGGTTTCGAAAAAGATCAGCAAAATTACGCAAAAATGAAAGAAATGTATGAGTAAGATGTTCAAATCTAGTCAACCAATCAAAAATTGCTTATTGTTAGAGTTCAATACGCAAAAAGATTTAGCACTAGCCTTCTGCCGTGTTGAAGAATACTACGAAGGTCAACCACAACTGAATAGAAAATATACTTCATTCGTAGATTTTATTGATTTCTTTATGAAAGATGATGGCAGTATTAATTATTTCAATTATTGGTCAGGATTTAACATTCCCGGTAATGTTTTTACCGAGTGGTCACAAAAAGAAATGCACGATAAAACAAAATGGGAATTAGCATTAGCTGATGAAGTTCAAAAGAAACTAAATTTAGAAAAACCATTTTACATTATTGGTGGTAAAAAAGGTGACATGAATGTAATTGACCATGAAATTGCTCATGCGCTTTATTACATGAATACTGAATATAAAGATTTAATGGATGCTGCAAATTATCAATTCTATAAAAATCTAAGAATGGAATATTCTAAGATGGTAAAGAAATTAAAGAAGATGGGTTACGGTGATAATGTCATTAAAGATGAGGTTCAGGCCTATATGTCCACGTCCACCAAAAAAGAATTGGTAGAGAAATTTGAGTTGGATTTTGTTAAAATTAAAGGCTTCAGAACCCTATACCGTAAAGTGTTGTCCCGGTACAACACATCCAAGAAATAACTTGACGGCACCACGGATTCCTGTATAATTGTATGTATTGTTAATCAGGAGAGTATATGCAACTTTTGGAATCTAAATCACTTCTAGCCAAATTGATGGCTACCGAAAATCTTATAGTTGAACAGCGTAAAGTTCAAACGGCTTCTTTTGATGTAAAGAACCGTGTACTAGTTATTCCACAATTAGACAAAAACATTTCTGGTTATTTGTATGATATGTTTGTTGGCCATGAAGTCGGCCATGCTCTATACACTCCTCTCGATGGCATGACTAAAGCATATGAGATGAAAGTTCCACAATCTATTACAAATTGTGTTGAAGATTCCCGTATTGAAAGAAAAATCAAAAACAAATATCCTGGCATTCGTGCATCTTTTGTTAAAGGTTACAAGGATTTAATTGATAAAGATTTCTTTGGCACTCAGGGTGTTGATTTGAACACTCTTGGTTTTCTTGACCGTTTGAATATGTTTACAAAAGGTGGTCCTTCACAAGGCATTAAATTTACCGATGTAGAACGTGAATTAGTTGAACTTGTGGAATCTACCGAAACTTATGATGAAGTCATTGAAGTTTCCAAGAAAATTGCTGCATATGTCAAAGCTGAAAAAGAAGCCAAACGTCAAAAGATGGCTGAAGAAGGCGTTGAAGAAGATGAAGAATTAGATGAATTTGAAGAACACGATTTTGATGAAGATGATGAAAACGGTGAATTTGGTTATAATGATTTTGACGGTGAAGATGGTGAAGAATCTGAAACTGACTTATCAAAAGAAGGTGAAGGTTCTGAAGATGAAGATGAAGATGAATCAGGTGAAGATGATGATAAAAAATCAGGAAGTACCAATGGCACATCTAGTGGCCGTCCAAGTTCACAAGATGATGAAATTCGTTCTTTGACTGATGATGCTTACAAACAAAACGAAAGCAAACTCTTTGAGCAAAATGATTCTGATTACTACTATGGTAACATTCCAAAAATTGATTTAGACAGAGCTATTTTTGATTACAAAGCACTATATAAAACATACCGTGAAGAAATGGACGGCCGTGATCTTCTCAATGTTGATGATAAACCTTATCAGAAACTCCGTAGTGATGCAAATAAAGTAGTTTCATATTTGGCTAAAGAATTTGAGTTGCGCAAAAATGCAGATCAAATGAAACGTGCTTCAACAGCTAAGACTGGTGAATTGAACATGAATAAGATTTTCTCTTATAAGTTCAATGATGATATCTTTAAAAAGATTACAGTTCTACCTGGTGGTAAATCACATGGATTGGTAATGTTTTTGGATTGGTCAGGTTCTATGTCCAATCATATTGAAAACACCGTGAAACAATTAATTTCTTTGGTAATGTTTTGTAAGAAGGTAAATATTCCTTACGAAGTGTATGCTTTTACATCTGAGTATGATACATATAGTCCTACACCTAAGAAAGGTGACATTGCATTAGGTGAATTTAGATTGTTGAATGTACTTTCTAGTAGAATGTCTGCTGTTGAGTTTAGTTTTGCAGCAAAAACATTGGTGAATATTTCGCTTTCTCGTTATTGTTATTCCCGTATTTTTTCTATGGGTGGAACACCGTTGAATGAAGCAGTTATTTCAGCAATGCAAATTGTACCAGAATTTCAAAAGAGATTTAAATTACAAGTTGTAAATACTATCTTCTTGACAGATGGTGAAGGTCATCGTATTAACAAAGTATATTACGAAACTCAACATGGATTACATACATATGTTGGCGATCCTTTACAGACTTCTAGAAGTTTTAATGCACCACAACCAAAATTGATTGCTCGTGATACTGAAACAAAAAATCAGGTCATAGTTAATCAGTATAAAAATACGGCTAGTTACCTTGAGTTGTTAAAAGCTAGAACAAATTGTAACATTGTGGGATTTTATGTTTTATCTGGTCGTGAATTTACCAGAGCTGCATATGGTCTAGTACCTAAGGCTGCTGACCTTGATGCCTTGAGAATTCAATTCCGTAAGGAAAAATCTCTTGTTATCACTTCAGCAGGTTTTGATGAATATTACCTACTCCGTTCTGAAGCATTAGATACGGATGATGATGTAGAATTTTCTGTAAAAGAGAATGCAACCACCCGTGGTTTAGTAAGTGCGTTTAGTAAGTATACTAAGAACCGTTTAATGAACCGTGTTATTTTAAATCGATTTATAGGAATGATAGCATGATTAAGGAAGAACTTGTAACTTTTGTAGGTGATGCAGGACAGCGTCAATCTGAATTGTCTTGTTTAACTAGTGCCATGAGCCCACCGCTTTGGATTGTAGATTTTAAAAAAAATAACGAATGTTTTATGACTAGATATTATAATACTGAGTCTGAAGCACAAACTATTGCTGAAAAATATGCCTACCAAGGAGTTGTAGATGAGCCAAGTAATAAGGTGTTGTTGAACGAAAATGGGCAATAATATAGCCGTACCTGAACCTCTTGATCCGAGAAAGATTTATAATGAACTAATTAAGAGATGCAAACAGGTACAAGAATGGTATCTGTTTTGTTATGTCGATGAGAGTTGGACAGGCAAAGAAAGGATACCATTCAAATTAAACATTATTAATGGAATTTTTATTTGTCGTGTTGTTTGTGCCACGCATACTGAAGCACAAAAGATTGTAGCAAATGCATTACCTGTAATTAAATTTATTGATGAACCACCAGATTATGATGAATGATAAAACAAAAGAAACACTATTAATATTGCAAGAAGAATGTGCTGAAGTAATTCAGGCGGCCTCCAAAGTATTTCGCTTTGGTGAAGAATCTAGATGGCCAACGGATGATTCTGCTTCAACACATGAATGTCTGGCTATGGAAATTGGTCAAGTATTGGCCATGATTGATATTCTAATTGAAAGCGGTTATATTTCAGATGAGGCGGTCAACGCTGCCAGAATACACAAAAAAGAAAAACTAAAGATTTGGTCTAGTATCTATGCCGATTGAAGAACTTATTGCACAATTAAAATCCATATGGATTTGGGCGCCAAAACATTCCACGGTCAGATCAAAGATTGCTGAACTGTTACAACGCCTCGGTGCTCAACCACCACAAGAATATACTGAACCACAACCACCAATGGAGAATTGATTATGGGTAAATTGAAAAGCTTGATTATTGATATTACAGAAGATTATGCTCGGGGAGATTCTACCTTCAAACTAGCGGACAGGTATGACCTGCCACTAGATGAAGTCGAAGAAATCATAGCAAGATTTTATGATTGTGATGTGGCTTTAATTTAAAAAGACCAATTTAGAATAAGTAGATATATACTTAAATCCATTACATACCTCTTATCGAGTAGAAATCACGAACTAGACGCTCCACTTCAACGTGAGTCTGTGGATTGTTGGAACGAACATAATATTCCAATTGAGAAGTTGTTTTAAGAAAAGATAATGCATTGAAAATTATTTGAAAGAGTTTCATTTTAGTCCTTGTGAGATTTTTTTATTCAACACCAATTGTGTTAGTGTTAACGATACTAGTATTTATACTTATAAGAAAATGAGAAATATATTTTTACCAAAAAAATTTAAAGGTATATTAGGGGACACCATGGTGTTCCTATCTCTTTTGGTATTTTTTGGCTTTGTAATAACGATAGGGCTTGACGCAGAGCTCGGTCGTGTGATAAAATATAACTGTGAGATAGCAGAGATATCTCCAGATTTTACTCCTGCTATGAAACAAGAATGCCGTAAACTTAGAGTACAGAACCAAAGGTATCATACATGACCACTTTTACTACCGAAGATAGAATATCAGCAACCGCATTAGGAAGAACCGAGGACTTTACGCTTAGTTCCAATAATACCTTCTCGTCTACAGCAGTTTTTCAAGCGCTTCCGGAAGGACTCGATCCAATACCTTACGAAGAAAAATACAAAGAACTACTAAGAAGTTCCTCATAACCCGCAAGAACTACAATATACTATATTATGTTTCTAAATGATCCTCTGATAAATGCCGAAACTTGGCCGACCTGGCCATCGAAGATTTGCCGTGATTTTGATCCTCGACAGACCGAAATTCAATACTTCTTTCCCCTTACTGAGCAGATTCCGTTAGCCCTCGATTATACTGGTTGCGAGAAACCGAAACTATCGATACCATTTTCGGGAGTTACAGGAACAACCTTTGCCACTCCCACTTGGTCTACGACCATTTCTCCCACTCTCTCAGTAGAGATCAAACCACAAAATTCAGTTGGCCAACTCAACATTGGTGGAATTCAGATTGGCATGGAGAAAGAACCGAAATGGTATCAGAAGGTACTATACAAACTATTAGGATTTAACTGGAAGAAATAATGAGTAATTTTCACTTTTTTGATATATCATTCTATCAAATGAATCTCTTTTCTTTTATGATGGGAATACTGTGGGCTTTCTTTAACCAGAGTTATTTTGGTAAAAGAATGGCAGAACCACTCTTTCTATACTTTGGTGGTCTAGCCGCTTACTATGCTTTATTATACCACGGAATTATCAAATGAAAAAATGGATGGAGAAAGAATATTCCCAATGGGTGTACTATGACGATGAGGATGGAAAAATCATTGGTTCTGTATATAAAGTTGGTAACACTCAAACTATCTGGGGCGCCAAAGTATATCTCAATATAGAAGGTGTACTAGGACAATATATTGATTCTGACTATGCTAAGAGGTCTGTAGAATATTTCTGGATGGTAGAAGAAAGAAGTGTACTGGAGAATGAATCATGAAAAAATATGCTAAAGGGTTAGGTATACAAACAGATACAGAAACTATTAAAGATATTAATAAAGCAGCTTATAAAAAACAAAAAGATACCATTAAACTTAATGATGATTATAGGTCCCACTGCAAAGATACTCCTAATCCTATTTCTTTTTTAGAATTTAAAAGTGAATGGTATAAAAAACGTTCTGAAGAAAAAAGAAAGAAATTTCAAAAACCTAGAAGAAATGATAATTTAGATGCTTTACTGAAAAGTAAAGAATTGTTAAGTAGTCACCGATCCGAATATGATAAGATATGTAATGAAGATAAACAGTTTAAAAAAACTATGTCTTTCAAAGAATTCCACAGAAAAAAGGTAGAATTACTATTTGATAGTAATAATGAATATAAACCTCAAAAACAATGGTTATCACCAACTGTATGGGATAAACTGAATAAAGATCCTGTGTATAGAGCTGCTATAGATTCTCGTAAAGATGACGAAGGTGGATATACTGGTTCTTTAGGTAGAGCATGGGGTTCTCCTAGAGTGCGCTATCCTAGACGATAACCTCCTGAAAAAATTCCTGGAACTCGTGGTGCCTCCAGGAAAAAATTTCGAATCCTCTCGTTCCGGCCCAAAAAATAAAAATTTGATTATTTTAGTTTGACCTGGAATAGACTTTTTCTTAATAAAATCAATAACATAGTGCGTTGCTTTCATACAACAGCTGCGCCAGAAAAGCTGCGCTCAAAATAACACTATAAATTACTCAAGTATTATTCTCAATAAAATCAACGACTTACATGCGTGAAAATATCACTTGACTGATTTCATCAATTCTGTTATACTTATAAAATAGAAATTTATCGAAAATCGTGCGTTGTTTTATTACAACACATTATCTCGATATTATATTATTATTATTTTATTATGAAAGTGAATATATTATATGAATAAAAAAGAAAATAAATTAATCGATATTCTCGATTATTGTGAATCGATTATCTCTGATACTGAGAATATCGAAGAATTTTTGAATGAAGAATATCTAGATAGTCAAGAATTTTTTGTTATTCGTCAAAATGCAGAAGATATTCAGTCTATTATCGTATCATATGATATTGATAATAATGAGTCATTATCTGAAGATGATATTCTAGAAATTGAAGAAAAACGTATTCAAATATATCAATATTCAAAATATATTCTAGAGTCAGTTTTAGAAATTAAAAAATCTAATTCTGATTATAGTAATTTAGATGATAATGAGAAATTCGTTATTAAGTGTTTTAAAGATATATCTGAATCAGTAAGTATTATCTCAGACTTAATTGAAAGTGTATAATATGAATAATGATATTAAAGCATTATCTAATATGAGTATTACTGAATTAAAACAGTTATTATCATGCGTTAATCAAGATATTAAGAGTATCAAAAAGCGTGAAAATGCATTAAAGAAAATCGATAATGAAATATCTGAATATGATATTTGCAATGAATATTCTGCTAAATTCAGTAAAACGGTAATAATCGAGAATATTGAGAATAAAAAGATTAAGCAAGATATTCAGATCCAAAAAGATATTCTCGATTATCTCGCAAGTGGTAAACATATTATCTGCGCAAAACAGAGAAAATCGAAGAAATTCAATTCAGTATTATCTTATACTAATAATAAGATAATCAGTATATAACTAAAAGTCATGATAAACGATTTCTATATTACTTTAAAATCGTTTACAAAGTGGCAAATATGTAGTAAAATGGTTTTTTAATTAAGTGGCAAATTTTGAGTAGTTTTTATATAATTTAAATTAAAGGAAATATTATGTTATTAATCGACACTATTCAAGCATTATCATTAAAAGATAAAAGAGCATTAGTTAAAACAATTCGCTCTATTATCTCTGAGGAAGTAAAAGAGCAGAAGGTATTAAAAGTATTTTCTAAAGTCGCAAAAGAAAATGAGAAAAAAGCGAAAATCGAAGCGCAGATTAAAGCAGCGCAAGAGAAACTTGCCAAATTAACTGCTAAATTAGCATAATCATATAGAGATAATGCTTATA